TGGGCTCTTGTCTACCAACAGCAAGACGTACAAGAGGATTCAATTTTCCCACCTGCTGCCGTCCAAGGTTCTATCAATAGGATGCGAAAGCGCGGACCGCTAAAGGCAGGAACGGCAGGACACCCTAGGGAGATGGGCGCTTGGTATACCATCATGGGCTTAGACCCTGCTATGAGTGGTAATACTGCAGCAGTAATAGTTACTGTAGATCGTAATACACGTAATCGCTACATCTTGGATGTAGAGAACATGAAAGATCCTACTCCTCAGAAGGTACAAGAACTTATAGAGAACTGGGTCGAGAAGTATCAACCTCAAGAATTACGTATTGAGATCAATGCCCACCAGAAGGCTTACTCTCTGGATTTAGATTTACAGCAATACCTTGCCTCACATGGTGTGAAGTTTTCATCCCAGTTCACAGGCAAGAATAAGTGGGACACATCATTCGGTGTGGCTGCTATGTCAGGCTTGTTTGGTAGCGTACGTAATGGTACACACCAAGACGATAACCTAATAGAGCTTCCTAGCCAAGATGGATCTGAGGGTATCAAAGCCCTTATACAGCAACTCATCACATGGAGACCTGATACACGTGGTCCAACAGACTGCGTTATGGCTCTCTGGTTCTGTGAACTACGCGCTAAAGAAATTATCTCTAATGCACGTATCAATCAGAGCCATCTCAATAATAGATGGGCTACCCGAAGACAGCTCGAAAATCGTTACGTTATGAACGTTAATGATTACGAATTCTCACAGTACGAATAGGATAATGATGGCGTTCGATATCGAAACAATTGCACGGCGAGTGCAAAACATGAAAGAGCGTAATCGCAACCGCGATGCGCGCATGTCTGACTTGCTTGCTGTTCGTAAGGGAAGAATGACTGAGGTATTCCCAGACATGTTCCCTGAAGGTATGGGAAGTCCAATGGTTGCAAACTTTGTTGATGTTGCTGCTCGTGACTTAGCTGAGGTTCTAGCACCATTACCATCATTTAACTGCAGTACAAGCAATACTACATCTGACAGAGCTAAGGCTTTTGCTGATAAGCGTAGTATGATTGCTAACAATTACATTTACACCTCACGCCTACAGTCTCAGATGTACTGGGGTGCTGACTGGTATTTTTCTTATGGCTTCCTACCAATCCACGTAGAGCCAGATTTTGAAACAAATTTGCCACGCATTCGCGTCGAAGATCCAATGGGGGCTTACCCAGAATTTGACAGGTTCGGCCGATGTGTGGCGTATGCCAAACGATACATGAAAACAATTGGTGAACTTGCCAATGAATACCCAGAATATGCGGGGGATCTTCTGGGTAGACTTGGTTTCAATCAAGATACAAGCGCACTTGTAGAGATGATTCGTTACACTGATAAAGATATAACTGTTCTTTTCGTACCAAGTCGTAATAATCTTATATTAAATGCTGCGAATAATATTACAGGTAGTATGACTGTAAAGGTTGCACGCCGTCCAGGTATTGATGATGAAGCTCGTGGACAATTTGATGATGTGTTGTATGTTCAACTAGCACGTGCTCGTTTTGCAAACTTAGCTATGGAAGCTGCTGAAAAATCAGTACAAGCTCCATTAGTTGTGCCAAACGATGTTCTAGATATGCCAATGGGTCCTGATGCAGTAATTCGAACTGCTAACCCACAAGGTATTGGCAGAGTAAGATTAGATATACCACAAGGAGCTTTTCAGGAACAAGCAGCACTACAAGCAGAACTACGTCTTGGTGCTCGCTATCCTGAAGGTAGAACTGGAAACATTGACGCAAGTATTATTACTGGTCAAGGTGTCCAGGCACTTCTCGGTGCTTTCGATTCTCAAATCAAGGCTGGTCAAATCATCCTTGCTGAGACATTCGAAGAAGTTATTGGGATGTGCTATGATATGGATGAAAAACTCTTTAATGAAGAGAAAAGTGTCAGAGGCGTATCGCAGGGTACTCCGTACGAGTTAAAGTACATGCCAAGCAAGGACATTAAAGGCGATCACACAATTGAAGTTCGCTACGGCTTGATGGCTGGTCTTGACCCATCGCGTGCCTTGATATTCTCTCTTCAAGCCTTAGGTGCAGATCTTGTATCTAAAGACTTCGTTCGTAGAGAACTTAACTGGAGTTTGAATGTATCACAAGAAGAACAACGTATTGAAGTTGAAAAAATGCGTGATAACCTAAGCGCTGCTATTACAGCAACTGCGCAAGCAATTCCTGCTATGGCTAGCCAAGGTCAAGATCCTTCTAGCTTAATCCAAAAGATTGCTGATGTTATTGAACGCAGACAAAAGGGTGACAGCATAGAGGCTGCTGCGTTGGCCGTGTTTACGCCTCCTGAGGCCCCTGAACAACCAATGCAGCCAGAGATGACTCCACCAGGCACACAAGGCCCAGTTGAACAGGCTCCCCCGTCCCCAGCCACTCCTGGATCACCTTCTGGTGGAGTCCCTCAACAAGCACCAGATTTAGCATCAATTTTAGCAGGACTTGGGGGCTAATAAATGGCAGGGGATGAATTCGCAGAACCAATTAATGATTTCTTAAGTCAGTTATCCCAAAGAAAAGAACTTGATGGATACATACCGACTGGGTGGTTCATAGTTACCGAGTGGATGAATCCAGATGAAGGTTTCGCTATCTTTGGTTGGAGTGATGGTGTTGGTTCACCATTAAAATATCGTGGCATGTTAGAACATGCTCTAGAAGAGAAATTATATTTCGATAAGTACGAAGGATAGGATCTAAAATGGCTGAAGGTATGAGAGTATCAGGCGTAGGCAAGGGTGCTCGCCGTACCGATTTAGATCGCGCTGCTAAAGTTCAACGCCAAGCTAAGGTGCAAAATGCTGTTGGTGGACAATACGGGGAACGTGCAGAACTAACACAGTTAGCGCAAGGCGCTTCTATGTCAGGTGGTCCTATGACAAGTACGGCTCCAGCTGCAGCTAGTATTCCAACTGTAGGTATTTTTGATAGAACAACACGTCCTAATGAACCAATAACTGCTGGCGTAGATGCTGGCGAAGGACCTGGTTCTGAAGTACTTATGACACCAGTAGATGCACCAGATCAATTAGCTACTTTTGCTCGCGCTATGTACATGGCAAATCCAACGCCACAATTACGTCGTATCGTAGAGGCATTTGAAGAAGAAGGTCGTTAGTGGCTAATCCTTTAGATGCATGGAATCCTGAGAAGAATAAACGTATAAAAGTTACTGGAATATTCGATAATGTCCAGTCTCAACTTGATCGCGTTATTTCAACTGAGATGGCTATGCTTTCGCCTAATCAATTTCAGAACTTCGATGCATGGGTAAATGCTTATCCAAACCAGAGCAAAGACTTTATTATGTCTGCAGTAAAGCTTGGTTTGAAGCCAGATACACCTGGTATTGGTAAGATTGCTTCAGTTGACGGACTAGCACAATTAAAACAAGATTTAATTAACACTAAAAATATCAAGTCTGCACTAGATAAAGATAAATCACTAGCAGCAGATATCAAAGATGTGTTATATGGTGGGTTCAAAGGTACAACTCGTACGCTTTTTGCTGCACTTCGCTCGCCTTATGAGTATGTAAGCACAGTCGGACGTGATGCTTATGCACTTGCAACTCAAAAAGACAAGCCAGATTTAAGTGAATTTGTACAAAACCTTAGTCCTTTAGGACTAGTTGGTGAAACTACACAACTTGGTCAGCTGGGACGGGCATTTTTAGCTAATCCTACTAAAGTAGATACAGGTTCTGGTTTCTTTATTAACGAGAAATCTAAAGTACAGAAGGCTCAAGCCAAGGCTATGGGTGCTTATGGACTTATCAATGGTAAATCTTTTACTCTTGGACGTGCTGCACTTAAAACTGTAGGCTCAGATCCTAATAGTACGCAGTATAAAGTCATGTCAGGCATTATTGATGCCACACTTAACGTAGCTTTAGACCCTACAATTTGGTTAGGCCCTGGTGCTATTACCAAAATTGGTAAAGGTGGAAAAGAACTTAAGAAAGCTAAGCTTGCTGCTGCTGAAGAACTGAAAAAAGAATCTAATCGTTTAGCTGAGGCAGCTGGCCTTACCAAGGAAGAAAGAAGGCTCATTAAAGAGCGTTCCGGACTTGCTAAGGAAGTTACTCGTCAAGCGGAAAACAAGTACCTCAAGGCTGAGCAGGTATATCAGAAGGCACAACAAGCACGCATTGAAGCAGATTATATTGCTGCGGCTAAAGTATATGCTGCTGATACCAAGAATGCTGCCAACCTTGCAGGTCCAGGAGGTTTGCCCCTCAATAACCGTAACATTGGCGAGTTCATTTTCGAACGAATCAACACAGGTAATCAAAAAGAAACTGTTGATGCACTATCTAAGTTATCTTCGGATTACTATAATACATCAGGAGCTTTTCCTGGTGGAGTATTTTTTGATGAACTACCACAAGCACCTGGCTCGATAGCACTTGCGACACGTGGTAATGACGAATTTGTTGCCTCTTACTATGGCAAAGCTCCTAAGTTACTTGATTTAGCTGATGACACGACTGGTTTATCACAAAAAGCTTGGTCACAGGAACTAAAGCGTCGTACAGAACTATTAAACAGAATTAAACAAGCAGCAGATGATGGTACATTACCAGCACCTACACGTGAAGCTTTTAATACCCTAAGAACTGAGAATACAGCTGTAAGTTCTGTCGCAATTTCTATGCTTGAAGATACTGTAGCTAAACCTTTAGGTACATGGTTACAAGAT